GGTGTGTATGGTTGAAATTTTTTTTTTACAAATTATTTCATCTCACTTTTTTTTCAAAATTTTTTTAGTCCTCCAACCATACACACCCTACACCCTCTTCTCAACTTTACTTAAAAAGAAGGTGAGGAGGTAGGAGAGTGGTTGTGGTGGAACTACGAGGGTGTATAGTTTGATTTTAACCATACACCAACCCTACACAACTATACACACATTTCTCAACTTTGATGAAGGACGAGGTAGGTAGCAGGTGGTGTGTGGTTGGGCAATTTTTTGACTCCTTTCTTGATTTGCTTATCAGTTATTGCTTAATATACTCTTCTTTTGTGGATTAAAGGCGGATGATGAATTCGTGCAGTTAAAGGATGTATGGGTGAATTTCAAAGCATCGGACCTGTATCAGAACCTTAACAAGGCGGAAAAGAGGGTAATGAATAAGAAGAAGATGATAGAAAACGTCATTAAGAACCCGAGTTTAAAACCATATTATTCTGAGAGATATCAACCTAAAAGCAACGGGAAACAGAAAAATATGACAAATGTCCTTGTTGGATACAGAATGAAATTAGACGATATTTCAGACGATGATGACATAATGTAAATGGTCAAACACCAACAATATTTTTTTTGAAATGAAAATAAGCAAAAAACTGCCCCCCCCATCCACAGTATAAAAATATGCCGCTCATATCTAACAGGGCTGTCTATGAAGAAAGTTAGAAAAAATATAAGCAAAATATTGCCCGAGTTTATAAAAGTGTTCCTATAATTTCTACTAGGGGGACTTTATTTTTTTGGGGCAATATTTTGCTTATATTTTTTCTAACTTTCTTCATAGACAGCCCTGTTAGATATGAGCGGCATATTTTTATACTGTGGATGGGGGGGGCAGTTTTTTGCTTATTTCTTGTTTTACTTATTTTCAAGTTATTGCTTAATATACTCTTCTTTTGTGGATTAAAAAGAAATCTATAACGATGATTGAATATAATTAATTAAATTCAATTTAAAAAAAAGTTCTTTTTATATAAAAAAAGATGAGTTTATTTACAATTAGATGAGTTTAATTAATAAATATAATATTAGTGTCACACTACCGGCTCCAACTGGATATATCTACAAAATTACCAATACAGCGAACAATAAGATTTACATTGGACAAACGAAGGATTACATGAGGCGTATAACTCAACATCTGGAGGGCAATGGCAGTAAACCACTACTGTATGACCTCGTCATGGGAAATATAGAGGATTTTAAGTTTGAAGTATTGGAAATCTTCTATCAAAATGAAGATCTGGATACGATTGAAGATAATTACATTCAAACATTTAACTGCCTTCATCCATTAGGATACAACATGAGGATGAACCAAACTATCGAGTCGAATGGAAATATCATTAATCTGAACTCAATCGAAATCCAAGCCAAATTCTGTTTCAACAAGAACGGGCAGAAAGTGTTTTCTGTTGGCGAATATACATCGTCCCGAGCGTATCAAATATTGACAAATATCAAAGCAAATACAGAGACTGAAAATATAACAAGAAAAAAATTGTTCAAATTTAATTATCTTGAATTAAAAACGACGAGTGATCAAGGGTTCATGGAAGGTCAGATGTATAACTTGACTGTAAAATATAAGTTCGGCGAAGATTTATTTCTTATAACTCAAGCTAGCGATTTGTAAACATTGTATGTCTTATCTTTATTTTTTGTTTGGGCTACATGTTGCATCCATGCAGTTTTCTTGTGTCCATAACCTTCTTTTAGATTATCCTGGGCTTTCACGGCATCATATTTTTTTGAGGTAAGACGTTCGTAAAACGCGGTTGGCGGATCGACATACATACTATTCATTAATTATTTCCAATTCTTTGGCTTTCTTCATTAATTCCTTCTCTTTTTTTGCTTCTTCTTTGGCTTCAGCCTTAGCCTTTGCGATGCGTTCCTTACGTTCGTCACATTGAGCCTTGTACCAGTCGCGATCTGATTTCCCGGGTTTGCCCAAGACCTCTTTACTCACTTGCGTCAACTCATTAAATAGTCCAGACAATACGTCAACGTAATCCAAAATACCAAAATGAACAGGGACACAATCTCTGAACAAGTCGTCCTCGTTTAATCGAGCCATCTCACGCACACTACATTGACTGTGGTTCAGATTAGTTTGAATCTCGCGATAGAGCTCGTCCAGAGCCTGATCTAGGTCTACGCCATCTTCTCCGCGAAATGAGACAAATGTACTGCAACTGCTGCCGACGGAACTCATTATTAATTGTTTTTTTTTGATGTTATTATAGTTCACTAAATATACTAAAAGTTAAAAAAATTAAATAACTGTAAAATGAAAGAAGGATATGTCCTAAACCCCGAAAGCGGACGAATCATTTCTAAAAAAACTGCAAAATACAGGCGGTTAGTGAAATTAGGTGTAATCGCGGAAGATGAGTCTAAAGAAAACGAAAGGCCGAAAGAGCCAACCCCAAAGACTGTCAAATTTGAAGAGCCAGTTTTGGCTGTGTCTACAGCAAAACAGCCTACGCCTGAGTTCGACGAGCGTGACTTGCAGGTCAAGATGGCGGAGTTGACGACAGATATGGTCGCCGACAACATGAAAAAAATTGTTCGATCTCAGAAACTCTCAGACGTTGAGTATGATACGCTCCTAAAGAAGATGTTGTATCAAAAACTGTGTATGGATGCCAAGAAGCCAAAGAAGGAGAAGCCGAAAAAGAAGGCTAAAGGTAAAAAATACAAAATCGTAGAGCCTTCAAGCGAGAGTGAAAGCGAAAGTGAATAATGTATTAAAGGCAAGACACATATTTGATATAACCGAAAATGACTGAAGAAACCGATCTCCAAAAATGTTCCGATTGCCGAAGCACCAAATTACTGGAAACTTACTTCAGTAAAAATGTCAAGGGATTGTATATGAAGACGTGTGATAGGTGTCGTGAAAAACGAAAGGTTAGAAGTAAGAATCCTAAAATCAAAGCACAAAACAAAACGAGGTTGGCTAAGTGGCGAACAGACAACCCAGAGAAGTACAAACAACAATACACACTGAATAAAGAGCGTATACTCGCCCAAAGAAAGGAAAGATATTATGCAGATCCCGAAAAGGCTCGGAAAGCATCAAGGGATTACGCTGTCAAAAACAGAGAGAAAGTTTTAGAAAAAAAAAAAAGTACAGGGCAGAAAGAAGACACTATTGCTTACATGACATTGAAAAAAAGTCGTGTAAAGTGTGTAGCCCCCTCTCACACTTAGGAGAAATTGTAAGATCACGTATTCACTCCGCTTTCAAATATGTTGGAGGTAAGAAAGAGAAGAAGAAGATCGAATATCTTGGTTGTGACATTGAATTCTATAAGGACTTCTTAGAAAAGACATTTAAACCAGGTATGAATTGGGATAACCATGGAGAATGGGATATAGACCATATTATACCACTTCAATACAAACAAGATTCCATTAAACCTACTCTGGAAGAAGTCGGCAAACGCCTTCATTATACAAATACCCAGTGCCTGTGGCACACTGAAAATGTAAAAAAAGGCAATCGTTACTGCGGAGACTATCAGTCTGACTCTGAATCAGAATCAATTTCAGCAAGTGGTTGAAAAAGGTTCTTAGAGAACTTGTGTTTAGCACCAGGGCATAAATTAATCAACAGACTATCCCGCCAGTTGGGCATATGATCTTTGAATATTTGAAAGATTTTATCTTTTTTCAATCCAACACGACGCCCAATCGTGGTCAGTTCATCGTTGTCGTGGGGGCGGAATATAACAAACACATTACTACAGTCCTTAGCAATCTTAGGAACCCTAAACCAACTCTGGTGAAGTAACAATATGCTAATATTACAGTGTGTGCTACCAAATCTGAAAAGTTCTGATAGATTTTTTAACTCCTGCCCTGGCATAATGGTGAAATCCACATCATCAAAGATTAATAACTTTCTCGGTTCTGGGTCAAACTCGTCATAAGACGGAATGTTAGCACGTACTGACGTTGGTTCTATGTCGTCATACTCAGTCGTGTGTGTTTCGGCACAGCCATGTATGATATGTACCTCATCAAACTTTGGCTTTTTTTCCTGATGAGCCATCAGAATGTGCTTGGCAATAAGGGACTTACCTGAGTTGACCTTCCCTAAAACACAACAGCGGAAAGGTTTAGGGAACCGTATGGGGTTGTGTGATTTCTTGTAGCTCTCGTGCTTCTTTTTGTCTGGGTTTGGCATTGGGGTGATCCTGCGAGGTGCTGGTGGAATCTTGGGCTTCTTTTTCTTCTTAATTTCCTCCTCATCGGAGGAGTATTCTACTTGTGCGTACTCCTTCGACATGTATGATTATTTATATACATTTGACTTTTTTTTTAAATAAGTTTATATAATAAAACTTTCAAATGGTAAGCCAGAACAGTATTGACAGAACGGGTGGCTGGGGTGTTCGAAAGAACCCAGTAGCCGCTGCTTCAATAGAACAATCCCAAGGCACTGTTGCCTTCCCCAGCACAGCCCCAAAGGCTGCACCCGCATTTTCAGCGACGCAACCTTCAATCCCAAACGACCTTTCAAAAGTCGTAGCCGATTTAAAACACGGGGATCCAGACCAGTATGGGCTCTATACAGCCTATGCTGGTAAGCCTCGTAAAGTGAAAACAACTCCTTTTAATCACAAAATCAAAGGCGATGCAGAAACACAATACAACCAGCCTACTCCCAATATGAAAGGTGACGACCTGTTACCAGCAGATGATGGGACACCTCTACGACCGTCTGCCACACTCAAGAAGATGGGTGAGGCGGCAAAAGCACTCGCTGACGCCCCCGCCAACGCAGCACGGCAAATTGAGCTCATGAGGATGCATCACGATATTATGCGTATCTTCCATATTTCTGAACGTAGACCACTTAACAGCGACGAGATCGCCAGGGTCGAAGAGTATGCTCGGGTGATTGACCGTATGCTGATTGAGGGGCCTGTCCGACCTCCTCCACAGCGTGATATTATCAATCAGGACTTACTTGATAATCCGGTCGAACCTGACATACTGAATCAGAATCAGCTCGACCAACTTAGAGAGGAGCCTGCAGCGGACTTTGGACACCAGTTTGCAGAGATGTACCCTGATGTTCAACAACAAAGAGAGCTTGATCACTTTGATCGAGAACGACAACGTTTGATGGATCAGGAATTGAGTGACGATGAAGGCAAATATGACGAGCCTCATGACCCAGAGGACTCCGAGGCTTCCTTCTCAGACGATTCACTTCGAACTGAAGGATACGATGGTTCGTTGAATACATCCATCGGCTCCTTGGGCTCGCCCCTCAGGTCAATTTCCACCCTGGGCTCATCCTTTCCGTCTATGACATCCATCGGCTCATCCATCGGGTCTCTCAGGTCAGTTTCATCTGGCTCATCTGTCATCTTGCCGTTGAGGTTAAACGACACTATCCAGTCAGCACCATCACCTCTGGGAGACTCTTCATCGGCCTCTTCAACCCTAACAACCAGATCTGCACCAGCTACTTTAAGTTATCAGAATGAACCCACTGTAAAACCACCGAGTCCTGCTGGCTTCGACAGGATTATGGGCATGTTTGACGCACTCGAAACCCGAAACCCAATGGCCGGAGAAACGTATACTCGTCCAGGGCTACGCAAAGAAGACCCTCCGACACCGGCACTTGTCGAACAAGTCATAGACAAAGACTTAATGTTTGATGCCCTGAATGTGATCAAGCAACGTTTCAATTTGAGAGGAAAAACAAAAAATAACATCTTGGCTGAGATTCGCACCCGTCCAAAGTCAGAAGCAGCAAAGTCTCTCGCTGCACTACAGCGTTTTGCCAAAAACCCATCATCAAGCGTCGCAGACGCAGGTAAGTCCAGACGCAAGATTCAAGAACAATGGATGAGGGGGCATCTGAAAACAAAATATCCACAACCAGAGACAAGGGGGCGGCCCAGGTCATAGGGATAAAATTCGACCCAGACTTGCTGTAACTCGTTCTACATCTAGAGTACTCTGTTTCTTTTGCTTCTTCCTTTGTTTGCTCAGCTGTATCAACAACTTTTCGCCTGGGAGATAGTTTATGCCATTATTCTTTTTTTGCTCTATTTTGATCGTCTCTGGTACATTGTCGTCCAGAGGGCACTCTTCGACGGGATTAAAATATGATGAGGCTGAGAAGAATCCGTTTGAATTTTGGTTATGACATTGCATGGTGTTAACGTTTATATTTATACAGACAAAAAAAATAGATTAAGATTAAACGGTCGCGATCAGATCTCGACCCAAAACTCGATAACCACACTAAGCGAAAATTCTTCACCCATCGTACTCACGTCCCTCTCGAGTTGATCCAGGAGAGCAAACGTAAATGTTTGCTTTGGATTGCCAATGAGTTCTGTGGCGTCGGCCTTGATCGGACGATAAGGTTCGAAATTAATCAGCGACCCCACTGGGGCTGTGATTGGCACATCAGCAATGATACCATTGCTACTCAAGTTTTGAGGGATGCCACCACTGAGCAGCGTGGAACGGATAAAGAAACTCACGACACGATTAAACGCCGCAACAATTGGTGCTGATTGTACGCTTGGTGCGGCAAACGGGCCGAATGTCTGGCTGTCGAAGCCCAGCACATCCCTGCAGGTATCGGGTTGAGTGAAGTCAAACACAATATCAGCGTAGTTGAAAGCAATGGTTATCCTCTGAGTGCTATCATTCGAAGATATCTCAAACAGATCGTTGGGCAACCCCTGGTTTGTGAAGAAGATAGAGCACAAACTGTCGATATCGGACACACCATAAAGCCCATCATCAATTGGAATGACATAAGGCGTCCCCGCGTAGGAGAAGTATAGCTTGTTGTTGCCAATGGTGGCACTAATGTTTGGGCTGTTGTTCCACACAGCCGCCGTGGGAACGTGTAAAGTTGCATACTTGGCACTTGCTGGGACGTGGATTGGAGAGTTTAGGCTGATTCTGAACCGATTCCCAAGGTTACCAATCTTAACTGCACCTGAGGCTTCAGCCGAATTGAAAAAGTAAGACAGTTCCTTCTTGATTAAAGTCATTGAGTCAGTTTTAGTTTTGTCAAACAAATATATTTACATTAATATTTTAGTTTCAATTAAATTGAAACAAGGCGAGTATTTATTTATTAATTTTTATTTAACCCAATCCAGTTTATCACCTTTGCTTAAATTGTCCTTTGCCCACAGAGGCTGCAAATTGACCCAGTTGAAACAAGTTCGTTGTTCTGCTGGATCTGTCAAGTCAAATGACGCACAGGGCCGGCAATGATCAATGTGCCACTCGCCGTAGTTATCGAACGTCATGCCTTCTTCAAATTTGTTTTGCAGATGTTCTTTCAGTTCGTCGACTGTGCAGCCCAGCAGTTCTAGTGTAGACGCTGATTTATCTTTCCCCCTGACACATTTACTAACCCTGTTTCTCAGGTTGCAAAGTATTTTGAATTTAGGATCAGTTGCCCTCTTATTTCTTACATAGGCATTGATCTTGTCTTTGTTCTTGATCCTCCATTCCTTTGTCAAATAGGCAAGTCTATCTCTGTTGTTGTCACGCCATTCTTTTGACTTTGCGTTGAGTCTTTCTTTATTTTCCTGATAGTGTCTAGCACTGAGCTCTTTCATCTTCTCTTTATTCTCAGCATTATATGTCTTGTGTCTCGCTCTAGTCTCTTCTTTATTTTCCTGATAGTGTCTAGCACTGTTCTCTTTTACTTTTGCTTTTACTTCTGGTTTATCACTTCTCTTTTTATGATAGACCTTACGTTTAGCTTTGTATTCAGGACTTTTACGGTACTTTGCTCGTTTCGTTCGACATCCATCACACGTCTTCAAATACTCTCCCTTCCTGTTCTTGCTGAAATAGGTTTCCAGTAACACCGTGCACCTGCAGTCAGAGCATTTTCGCAATTCTTTCTCGTCGGACATTTCAGTCTTTATAGTATCATTCAATCTTACCTTTAAATTATTTATTAATTTTGGAACTATCTCGCGTGTAATATAAACCAAGTTAACAACAACTAAACAACTTTCAAAAATGCAGAGACAATATCGACAAGTGTGTCCAACTCGTAATGTTACAGGCTCTGAGTTTGACAAGGGTATAATCGACGTAAATTTCTCAATCGGCGGTAAGACGGTCTGGGTCCCCTCCAGGAGCTACTTTCGCATCGGGATGGAGCTCACAAAGGCAGACGGAACCCCCGTCACCAAGGCTGATGACGTAGCGTTTGCCAACATGGCACCCGGGAACCTATTTGATAACGTTTATTTCCTCGCAGGAGGTCAGACCGTCTCGTCCATCGTAAACTACGCTCCCCAAGCCCATGCTTGCTCTTACCGCCTGTCAAAGAGCGGTGCGTGGCTCAACTCCGTTGGCAAAGATGCTTACGGTATCTCCCCTGATTTTGAGTACAGACAGATGCAAGCCTCCGTAGGAGTCGATGCCGATTCTGTTCTCGTCCCCGTTTCTCAGGACATTTCCCAACAGAACAAGGTGTTCTTCATGTACAAGCCTCCCGTTGGCATCATGGAGCACAGCAAGCCTATGGGCAGCGGCGATTATCGTTTCCAGTTCAACCCTAACTCTAACTACAAAACTGCCTGCGTGGAGTCCCCAAGTGGTGCGGGGGCTGGTGATTACAGTTTCAATGTTACTTCCATGGAACTCTACATCTGCACCGAGCTCATGGACGTTTCTCCCACTGGAACCGAAGTGCTGCACCTTATGGAACATCAGGTTCAAAGTAAGCCCATGGGCGGAGCTGGTGACAAGAACTTCGACTTCACCATTCCTCCGAGCACAAAGGCTATCTCTATTTTTGTACAATCAGGTGCCGCCGGAACCAACACTATGTGTCCTCCGTCTTTACTTGGATGTAGGACTGCTGGTGTAGGTGCTGTCGTTGGTGGTTACGGTGCTGAACGATCTATCAGGTCTATTCAGCTAACCTACGCCAATATGACGAAGCCTCCGACGCGATGGAGCTCCGAATTCACTGCAGATGTCAAGAAATTACAACAAAGGTATCTTGACACGCAGATTGAAAGCTCTCAGGCTTTCTCAAGTGGGGGCTGTGAAACGCTTCAACAATGGCTGGAAGGCGGTGTACTGCTCCATTATTCTTGGGGACGCGATGCGAATGACCGGAGTACCCAGCTTCAAATTCAAGCCGATTATTCCCAATATGAGCCCAACTCCAACCTGTTCGTAATTTCCCACTACACGCGCAGTTGCGAAATTGACGTTAACCAGGGATTTATAAGCCAGGTTCGTTCATTGACAATTTAAGCCATCCTGAGCCATTCTGAACCGTATTCCAGAAAGTTAGAGTTAATTATAATTCCGTATCAATACGATTACAAACATCCCGAAGAACTTGAGGATTTCATTCTGAATGAACTGATGAAGTTTGCTTAATTTAATTTCCAGTAAATTAATTTCACCCTGGTAATATAAACAAAATGAAACGAACAACAATGAAGAAAAATACGATGAAAAAATCGCGAGGAGCCAAAAAGATCGGCCGCTGGGCTACGAAAGGTCGTAAGAAGCAACGGGGAGGATTTTTGAGTTTAATAATTGCTGGTCTGATCGCATTAGGCGTCGAAAGTGCGACGGCCGCAACAGTGGCTTCCGTAGCAGCTCCAATAATTTCGGGTGCAGTTAGTGGTGCAGCTGGGTATGCGGCCACCAAAGCCTTAGGCGGTAGCAGGCGTCGTGCTCCCTCTCGGCGTCTCGTTAACCATCATCGCCGTAGATAGACTTTAATTAATTTTATTCGGATAAAATATTTACGATAATATAAACAAAAATGCCAAGGAAAAGTCTAGTAAGAAAACGATCCGGGCGTGGCGTAAGCACAACGGGAGGGGGTTCCCGTCCTACTGGTGGAGCACTTCGACGATCGGGATGTGGTCGGCGTCGGGGGGGCTCCATGCGTCACCGTGGAGTCCCAGCATCTGTCCGTACAAAACAAGTAGCCCAACTCAACAAAATTATCAAGTCTGCTTCTAAGCCTGGAAAGAGCCGTGCTTCGGTCGTCAAGAGGATTAAGAATTGGGCTTCAGCTGCTCACAAGACTGCCAAGAAGTATGGTCTCTACAGCAAAGGGGCACAGGTAGCACGCCTGGGATATAATGCATGGCAAGCAAAGAAAGGCAACACTGCTCGTATTGGCTACACGCCCACGCAATCAATCCAGTATGTTGATTGATATTCAAATCTAAAAAATGTTACACACCATATAAACAATGAACGAGGCGAAAATAGAAAAGGAATTCAGAAAGTACAAGAGCCAATATATCAGACTGCTCGGCAACCACGCATTGAGCAATGATGAATTGGACGACGTCTGCAAACACCTGTTCGGATCCAAGTACCGAGGTTCGCATCCCGTGGACTCAAAATTTCAGATGAAGCCTGGTTACTATATTATTAATTTAGATGTAGCCAGTGGTCCCGGGACTCATTGGGTCGCTGGATATGCCACAAAGACCACTTTTTACTTGTTTGATAGCTTCGCCAGAGATCACGATAAAATACTCCCCATCTTAACCAAGAGGTTACGCCGTGCAAAATACAAAATAAAATCGAGCGATAAAAAAGATGCCGAACAGCGAGCAACCTACAAGAACGCGATGGTGGTGACGTGCGGGCACAGTTGCATTAGTTTTCTTCTATGCGTCCATAAACACGGTATTAGGGCTGCCATGAAGATCTAAATTACGAGTGAATGAAATCATATATTTTTTGCCATGCTTGATGTTGCTTTGACTTCAAATGACGGGATATCTTAACTTTTGTCCCCGTTTTACCGCATTCACAAGTTGTAAGTTTGGATCGGTAATCCTTAACGTGCTGCTTATTATTAATGTAATAATTACGAGCCCGATTTCTGCCAATTTCCATTATATCAGGACGTTGTCTGTATTCTAGTTTCAACCTGTTAATGTGATTACAATTATCTTGCAAATACTCCTTCTTAGTTCTCAAAGGGAGTTGCTTGTTTAATGAAGGATTGAGAGCATCAATCCAATACCGTTCTCTTTTTTTGAGTTCATTTTTATCTTTACATTCACATGATTCTATCAGAATGATTTCAACATGCTGAAATCCAATGTAATTTAAGTGTCGATATACTGGAAAGTTTGGATGTGCTTTACAGTCGTATTTGTGTTGGGACTTTCTCTTATGCAGAGGGTTGCAGGTTGAGCCAACGTAGATCTCATCGTCAACATTGTTGACCAACTTGTAAATCTTGCCATTTGCGTAATTAACCATTGTCCGAATGTGTCCAACTTTGTCTATAACAATATTACTCCATGACTTTAAATCATAATTTTTTTTTTCTCTCTTCCAATATAAAGCAATATTTAATTGCGAAGACAGTCACCATTTCCAATAAATTTTTGAACTCGTTGCACGGGGGCGATCTCAGTCAACTGACTAACGGGACAGCCTCCCTCTTTTTAAAATCTCTGAAGGTCAATGACTTGGAGTCTTCCAAGGGAGTTACCACTGATGATAACAAATTCTTGGCCACTGGATCAGGAACAAGCTTGACCAATCCTTACAATGGCAATCTCACTATTAACGGCAAGACACTATCGACACAAACAGTAAACCAATTCACAGATGATCAAGAGCTTGTCAGCAAAGCATATGTGGATGATAATTCGGGAGGTGATGATACAAAAACACAAAATATCAGTGCTACACCTGGCAATACTGTAATTGCAGGCGATTTACGTATTCAAAGTGGAGGTGTTGATACTTCATTTGTGCTTGCTTTAGGAAATGGTAGTCACTCTATAGCATATTCTACTGATGGAGGCAACAGTTGGACTGGACTACCTGAAGACGTACTTACAAACCAAGCAAATGACGCGGCGTATGGTAATGGCATGTGGGTTGCTATTGGCGGATATAATCCAGCAAGTGTTGCTTATTCTTCTGATGGGATTAATTGGACTGGAGCAGCGTATCCCTTTACGGTGGGTTATGGTGTTCATTTTGGGAATGGATTATTTGTTGGTTTAGGAAATACAACCAGTGGAAATTCTATCATTACGTCACCTGATGGGATTAACTGGACTGGAAGAGGTGATACTATATTCACAAGTTATGGCACCTGTGCTTATTATCACGGCACGCTATGGGTTGCTGGAGGAGTTGGTGGAAATTGTTTGGCCTACTCATCTGATGGGATTAATTGGACTGGTATCGGAACTGCTCTTATGGCTAATTGTTTTGGTGTGATATATGCTGATAATAAATGGGTGGCTGTTGGGTCCGGAGGTTCAAATTCTATTTTAACTTCAACAGATGGCATTACTTGGACTGGTCTTGGATATTTCAATTCAGCAAAGGAAATAGCATTCAATGGGAGTGTGTGGGTGATTGCTGGATCTGGTGGTTTGACTTATTCAACCAACCTTACGACTTGGACAGCAGCTACCTCAACCATAACCAATGGGGAAGGTGTGATGTGGCTTAATGATAAGTTTCTTGCTACAGGAACAGGGGGAGGGATACAATCATCAACGGATGGTATAACCTGGACAACCGTCTCAACCGGTCTATTTACTGAAGGGAGGGGCTTTGGTTTAAAACCTTCACCCTCTGGTTCAGTCACCATTTCCGACGGTGGTATTCAGACAACAGGTGATCTTGTCGTCGGAGCAGTCGATGAACAAACTACTTACACTGTACACAACGGTAACCAGTATGGGGATGGAACATCAAGTAGCTCATATGGATTTTCGTTTGATGTTTCTGAACCGATTACTGTCACACATCTGATGATCTCGACAAACCACTGGGATGGTAGTGGGGGTAGTACTGAGATGAAGCTTTGGACAGGTTTAAATGGGTCAGGTGGAAGTACAAGCTACAATGTTCTGAGTTCTAACATCGTCGGAGATTACTATGAACTTGAAGTGTCTATCCCGCTAGCTGTGGGCACAACATACACGTTATCCGGCATCCCCCCGAATAGTTACGGTGGAACTAATATCACCCCTGACCCTGTAATCCAGAACTACAATGCAAGGTATGTAGCATTCGGTACTGGTACTGGTGCTATATATCCAGGTTCTACCTGGGGTGCTAACTATCTCTGGGGTGCCTTTGGTAACTTCAAATTTACAAAAGGACCTCCACCTCAACGCAAAGACGTATACTGTGGAAACGTGTATGCAAACAATATCATACCCAGTGACCACGATACACACAGTCTGGGAACTGACACAAACAGATGGAACGAAATCCACGCCAAAACTGGATACTTCGCACAGCAAACAATCTATCTCGGAGACAAATGGAAGTTATCGGTAGATGAAACTCACCCTACAAATAGTTCAATTAAACTATCCCATGCCAGCCAGGGGCACTCATCAGGTGTGATCGACAATGAAGTTGTGTTGGCTAATCCTACACATACAGGTATGGTAGTTAATCACACAAATCTATCGGGGGATACGGCGAAGACCAACAGCACTGTATCAGGGATAGTAGAGGACTACACGGCTAAAGTGAGCATCCTAGAAGGTCAACCCGTAGCGCTAGACATTGACTCGGATATTAAAGTCACCACCATCACCTCTGCTACCCCAGCGTGGCAAATTGTCGGCGTTGCTACGAATGCCTGTAATGCGGGTGATATCGTCGAAGTCTGTACTAAAGGTTTCTGTAATGTCCGTAGAGTTACTACTTATGAAGCACCTACACTCAAACTACTAGACAGTTCCACAAACAACACAAGCCCCGTCGGATTGGCGTGGACCTTCAAGGACAGTGGGAATGATAATAACTATGGGAGTAATGAGAATTACAAGATCACATTCGACGCCCAGGCTGGAGGCACATGGACTTTGACTTTCAACAGTTTCACATTTGAACACGCTGCCTCCTCGATGTACGATAGATTAGGTATTCAGACCTCGAGTGATGGAAGTAACTTCACAAACGCTACGGTATCGTGGCTTCAGACATCAGCGACATCTACCCCTCCTTGGTCTTCTTCGTTTGGTGGGGCCTCCTGGAACAGTACATCATCGACAAATGGATACATCGTACCTGAAAACACGACTAGAGCCATCCTTCTGGGCTGGGATCAGCAACCGTTAACGATTAATGCTAGATACATCAGGTTTACGTTTTACTCAGACAGCAGCTCCACTGATCCAGGGTGGGATATTTCACTGGTCTCCAGTAATTATGGGGCGGGGAATGCTACAGTTCTACCTTTCGGTACTCCGCTGTATTTGGACACCTCAGGAGCCGGCGATTATGACAAGGTACGTACTACAGGATCTAACATCATTGGATATTCAGCATCTGCGGATAGTAGCGGTGATAGCATTTACTGCTTTATTCCATAAAAATATAAATAGTCTGTTTAATTCATTGTGCTGAAATATATTAATTATCTCCCGTAAATTATAATGATTGAGGAAGAAATAATTAGGTTTATGAACCTTGCGGAAACGCGATATGGTGATCCGCAAGTCAAGCGGGACTATGTGATACGGTCTATATTAGAATTGAATCCGGAAATGACAGTTGAGGAGGTCAAGGATCTGATCGGTATCTTCATTACAATGAGCAAATTGTCAACAAAAATGCTTTTTAATTTAAAAAAAAATGATTGTTGTAATATACTATGAATTCCTGCTCACGTGATGCAAGGGGTGAGATCGAGATCAATGTGTCAAATGAAAAAAACAACAAAAATAACGGTATTGTTTGGACATCGTGTTGTTTGAGACTAAACAAGCATGCTGTGCTATTTTTTGCTCAGTTATTCATATCGTTAATAGTTATGGGTTTCAGTATCTATATGCTAGTTAGATCAACTTCATGTGAGCATGATGCTCTGTATTCGGGGCTTTTGAGCATGATTATAGGTGTATGGATTAAAGCCCCAAGCATTTCACACAGCAGTAAGTAATCAGTTAGGAGTGAATGAAGTCATGGATATCTTGCCAGATCTTGTGTTTGGCTGTTTTCTTGTGTTTTGCAATATTACCCCGAGTTGTAGTTGAACCACATCCACATTCAATTTTCATTGATTTATGTTGTTTTTGTTGTGTTAATATTTTATCTTTATTTGCTTCTCTATATTTGCTTATTTTATCTTTATTTGCTTGATAATATTGCTTTTGTTGTGCTTCTATCTGTTCCCTGTTATCTTGTCGCCATTCTGCCGTAGTTCTACCCTCGATTCGCTTATTCACACAGTCCATACTACGAATCAACTGACCCTCACGACGCAACAACTGATCTTTATTATCGCATTCGCACTCTTCAATCAATTCAATATAAGCGTCACCCACGTCAATGATCTGTCTACTGCTGCATTGGTTACTCATCGCTTTATGTTTACTGAGCCTTCTACTCAGAGATTGAGTCGTGCTTCCAATATAAATCAAATCAGGTCTGCTCCTACTTCTAATTGAATAAATCTTCCCATTCTGATAGTTCGTCATTACTTACTCTTTGATACTCTTATCTTATCTTATCTTCATACCATAATTCAGATGAACCAACATTTCATAATTCAAGTCCAAAGATATCGCATAGCAAAATACCCTGGGCTATATGAGTGTAAATTATCATGCTTATGTCGTGAGCGATATGCATCCCTCCTTTTCCTGTCGTTATGATTTAGATGCGAATATAAACCCAAACCCGTTGAGTCTTTGTATTGCTGATAAGGGACACCATTGCTGTGTTTTCCTCCAAATGGCACACGAACTATTTTTTTTGTCTTTTTATTTTTGAGTATGGCATCATACTTCTTCTGAGGTTTCTTTGATTTCTCGAATCGCACAAGCGAATAATCTTTCTTATTCATTATATTTAGGTAAATATAAATCTATGTGCTTAATGCAATCACACACACTTTGTTCGGTACTGTTCGGAACTTCCGACATGTGGGGTGACATTTTTTTTGGGCAGATGATGGATTTATTTAATTCTCGTGGAATGATCCAACCTGCTTGCCCTTTTCAGTTTGCATGCACAATTTGGGGGCAACTAGCAAGTGTTTTG